CTTGAATCTTGCCAAGCTGGACAGCATCTTGGAAAGCAACTATGACGGAAGCCTTCGCTTTGGTGATTTCAGGGATGTGGTACGTCGGGTAGAGGCGGGACCTGATTCACCTGACCCATATACACAAAGACAAGAGGTAGAGGTGTTGAGAAACGGCAGGTTGGTTACTCTACCTGTTGGTGTTGGGCGGGGTGCTTACCAGTTTGATTACCCTACGGCACAGACGGCATATACAAGGCTTAAGTCTATAGCTGACAAGCGGGATCTAGATTACCCTGATTTGTCTGACGAGGATCTTAGGGATGTAAGCAAGCTTGACCCAGAGATTCAGGACATGCTTTTTACGGCTCACTTTGCAAAAGACAAGGCGACATCTGTTGGAGCTGTTTTGAGTGACGAAAAAAACTGGGCAGATCAGTACCAAGTTGGCCACTACAAAGGGGAGAAAGACAGAAGGGATCACTTCAGAAGCCTTCAGTAATACTTTCTTATATTTGCTTCCATGAAATCAATGAAGAAATACAAGAAGGGAGGGAAGAAGTTCCCAGACCTTACTGGTGACGGTAAAGTCACATTTGCAGACGTCCTTAAAGGCCGTGGAGTCAAAAAGGCTGGCAAGGGCATGAAGTACAAAAACGGTGGTAAAAAAGATCCCGTCAAGGAGGCAAGAAAGAAAATAGACGCAGCAAACGCAGCTGACAAGAGCACGGCTGGCAAGGCTCGCCAATCTTCCTTGAAGTCTAAAAATCCCACGCAAGCCATACTTGAGAGATCAAAAGGCTACAGCTCAAACGAAGCTGCTAAGTTGATAGCCAAGAAGAAGATGGCTCCACAGACTATGATTCCAAAGGGAGCCTTGAGTGCGGGGACGAGAATGGCGAAGGACTTCAGGGAGCGTGATCCGAAGACGGGTATGTCTCCTAAGTCAAGCAGATACCAAGTCCCCTCAAAGCCTAAAAAGAAAGAACTTAAGGTGAAGAAGGCCAAGTATGGCATGAAGCACAGTAAGTGAGGAAATACTACTTCAATCCCAAGCAAAAGCGAAAGGACTCTGGAGTAGAGAATGAAAAAAGACGCCTCAACAATGAAGCTGTCAAAAAATCTGTCACTCGCAGAAGTGACCAAAAGCACCACGGCTAAGCGCTTAGGCATAGATAACACCCCAGATGAATGGGCAACAGAAAATCTTAGACAAATTGCAGTCAATGTATTTCAACCTGTTAGGGACGCTTTCAAGTGTCCTATATACGTGTCGTCAGGCTATCGTGGACCTGAGCTCAACCGTGCTATCGGTGGTTCGCAGCGGAGTCAACACATGGAAGGGAGAGCACTTGATCTGGACGCAGACGTATTTGGAAGTTGTACAAATGCTCAGATCTTCAACTGGATTAGAGAAAACCTGGAGTTTGATCAGATGGTGTGGGAATTTGGTGATTCAGATAATCCTGATTGGGTGCACGTCTCTTTCGTTTATGATGGCGTTAATCGTAAAAGGTGCCTCAAAGCTTGTCGTGATGATGATGGAAAGGTTTTCTACGAAGTAATGTTTGGTAAGTCACTCTAACATGCTCAAGATATCCAACTCCCCATCATCAGTCTCTAAGAAAGGATCTCTTTCGCTCAAGACATACGCCAAAGTTGGAGGTCTTGTTGTAAGCTCTAGCGGTATAAATGGTGTTTACAATTTGTACACAACGTTTCTCGCAACCTTCCCTTCTGGTCACGGACTAACTACCTTGAGTTCTAACGTTGGTGCTCTATCTATAGTTGTAGAAAATATAACTCAGGGGTATACAGAAAGAACATCTGTACCGCTTCAAACATTCGTAGTTGTTGACAACAACGTGTTTTTTAGAACGGGTTCTACTATAGTTGATATGACATACGAAAACATGGGTCTTACAAATCCTTCTTCAGGTGATACGGTTAAGCTTAGGATCGTCGCCAACCTGTTTGGATACAAAGCCAAAGCATCCTTCACTCAATCTATGACTTTATCTTAATGACTGATCTAGAACTTCTCAACGCCTGGATTGAAGCCAATAAGGATGTTCCTGGGGCTCAAGAGGCCTACGACGCAGCTGTCGAGGTGTTGAACTCACTGTAAAACCTCTGAACCAGAAGCCTTGCTTTCTGGGTTAGAGCGTATCTCACCCTAAAGTTGTACTTGGTCTCTTCTCTGAATAAGTGATCCTCATAAGTGTTTGATGGGGTCAGCTTGTCAAAGTGTTTGTAGACGTAACCTTGGTTAACTAGCTCGTAGACAATGCGTTCTGCGAGCTTTTTTTCTGAATAATCATAATCTTCTGATGCGTATCTTAAGGTCCAGAACTCTAGGTCATACGCCCAGAGCATAAACATCAGTTCTTTTTCGAAGATATCGTTCTTGCTGCAGAAGTCTCTGACACGTATTCTCAAGTACTTGAGGTAGTTGTTTTTTACGTACCTTTGATTAAGCTTAGAAAACTCTCGAAAAAGCTTCTTTTTTGAAACTACACTTTTAGGCATTAAATTATGGATATGGATCAGTACAAAGATATGGAGGAAGAAGGGTTTTGGTTCGAAATGCAAGAGCTCGCAGGGGCTTTTTCTGAGATCTGCCATAAATATGACTTAAGTGATAGGATCATTTCGGCTTTTGTCGTAGGGTTACTTGATGAAGTAGAAGGTGATAAGGATAAGACCAACATGAGGGCTTTCTTTCATTACAATATGCAGAATCAAACTGAGCTAGATATTGTAAAAGATTTTATGACTGATTCATACACCCCGCCACCCGCCGATGAAGGCCCCGACCTGGATGACCTCCTAGGGGGGCTGGGTATTTCACTTAACTAATGGAAGGACTTATTAGGAAGATCATCATCGGGAGAGACCCGAAGGATGCCATGGCTTATTACGTAGGCATGAGAGCAGGTAACGGCAAAGTTTCCACGATAGAATTGGATGGGAAACACTTGCATCGTTACGGTAAAATGCGTTACTTTGTGTATATCCAAACAGACGAGGGGCAGGTGCTCTGGAAGTCTGTAGACGATATGCCTTGTATAATTGAATATGATTTGAATTTCTAATGGAGAAGAGCAAAGGATTGGGTGACACCATAGATAAGGTCACCGCAGCCACTGGGCTGAAAAAGCTTGTCGAAGCAGTAAGCAAAGACTGCGGATGCGAACGGCGTCGCCAGAAACTCAACGAGAAGTTTCCGTATAAGAAATGAAGACCCTAGACTTGTTTGTCGTTGAGCTGGAAAAGCCAGTTCAAGACGAGATCGTGCTTCAAAATGGAGCCAAGATTTACGTGGACTCTAAGTTCAATGAGTTTGAATGGAGGGTTACGGAGGGACCAGTCGTTTGCGCTCCTCTCAGACACGAGACTGGGGTAGAGGAGGGCGATACCTTGTTCTTTCACCACCTGGTCGTAATGAACGAAGGGCAGGTGTTGACTGGTCACGACAACCACTACCTCGTTAGGTACGACCCCACGCATACGATCAACAATCAAGCCATCGGATACAGGTCTAAAGACGGGAAAATCAACACCCTTGCTGGCTGGACTCTGATAGAGCCTTTGTTTGAGGAAGAAGAGTTCCCTTCTGACCTCATAGAGATGGTGAAGCTGGAGGATACCCCCACCACGAAAGGTGTCATTGCTTTTGATGCACCATTTCTTGAAGATGGAGGGGTGTCTGTCGGAGATACTGTAGTGTTCAGAGACAAGATGCAGTACAAGATCAAAATTGACGATAAAGAGTACTACAGAGTACGACTTGAAGACCTTTTGTATGTCGAGGAAGAAGTTTACAACGATTGACGCTGCTCAGCGCCTCATGAATAGCATGGAGGTCGCCATCAACAACATGATTGACGAGGTGAAGAAGCCTGTTGATCCTGAGGTCAACGGTAGCGCACGCAAGGCAGAGTTGCAATCCATTAAGCAGACAGCCACAGACTGTAAAGAACTAATCGTTGAAAGGCAGCGATTGGAGCAAATGATAAAAGATCTAACTACAAATGGAGGAATCGAAGAAGCCAAAGACTACAGCGGAGGTTTCGCTGAAAAATTCTCTAAATGATTGGAAAGAGATAGTATGGCAGTACAATAGAACAGACTTCAAGTTCTGGGAGGATTCCTGGAACGACGAGTTCGAGGACTGAGTTGTTGGTTTTCGTCAGACGGCCCTCTACGCATAATGGGTCTATCAACTGGGGCGTAGTTCAGTTGGTTAGAGCGTCTGTCTTATACACAGGAAGTCGCGGGTTCAAGTCCCGCCGCCCCAACAATTTATTATATTTGCAATATGAAAGTCAAAAAGCGAGACTACAAGAAGGAATATGCTAAGTACGGCAAAGGCGGCAAAGCCAAGCGATACAGGGCCCTCTTGAATCGCATCAATCGCCGCAAGGGTACTTACGGCAATGGCGATGGTCTCGACGAAGCCCATGTAGGGTCGTCTGACAAGACTGCACCTCAGCCCGAATCTAAGAACAGAGCAAACAATAGACCTAAGCGAAGACGCAGCAGGTAAGCGTATGCACCTGTAGCTCAACGGGATAGAGCAGCACACTTCTAATGTGCAGGTTCGGGGTTCGAGTCCCTGCAGGTGTACCAAATTAAATACAATGGCTAAAGTTAAAGTAAGCACTTACACTGCGAAGACTGTTAGAAGAAAAGGCGTTCACGCCAAGACAAAGCAGTCTAAGAACAAAAATTCAAAAAACTACAAGAAGCCTTATGCTTCACAAGGACGTTAATCATGGCTGAATACATTTGCAAGTGCGAAGAAAAGCACGAAGACTCTAGAAGTGGTGTTTCTATCAAGTTTGGTAACGACGGAGCGTACCACGACATCAAGTGTCCTTGCGGTAAATACATGGAGCTAAAGAACCCTAAGTCTGGTGCCCCTAGCTTCAGAAGCAACAGGTATGGTCAAGTCTTCTGATGATCAGGACGTTATCGCAATTTGCCCCAAGGGTACGAAAGGTGAGGTTCTTGAGATCGGTGGGCTACTCATTGCACTTCCCGCTCAGCCTCCCAAGAAAGAAATTGCAGGATATGGACGTCCAGACGACATGCAGCTGTGGGAGAGGATTCCTATGCCAGAGGAGCTGTCTCGGATTAAGTCTATGGATGAGTGGGGGGAGATGCCAAGGGAGTTTCGACAGAAGTTTTCTCCGTATATCGAGGAGGAGTTTCGACGTCGGCGTGAAGGCTTTTGGTTTTTCAATAATGGTAAGCCTACATATATTACGGGTAGGCACTACATGATGCTACAATGGACTCGGATGGATATAGGTTATCCGAGTTTTCTTTCGTTCCAAAGAGATATTTTCTTACATTTGTCTGCGTGTGAGGCGGACCCCCGATGTATCGGGCAGTTGTATACCAAGTGCAGGCGGAGTGGATACACCAATATCTGCTCTGCCGTTTTGCTTGACGAAGCCACACAAGTAAAAGACAAGCTTCTGGGAATACAGTCAAAGACTGGTAAGGACGCCCAGGAGAATATATTCATGAAGAAGGTCGTGCAAATGTTCAGGCACTACCCCTTCTTCTTTAAACCTATTCAGGATGGAACGACCAATCCGCGCATGGAGCTGGCTTTTCGCGAGCCGAGTAAGAGAATCACGAAGAAGAATAAGACTGCGACGAAGGGCGAGGCTCTTAATACGGTCATAAACTGGAAAAACACCACCAACAACGCATACGACGGTGAGAAACTTCACCTGTTGTACCTAGATGAGGCTGGAAAATGGGAAAAACCTACAGACATAAGAGACGCCTGGAGGATTCAACGGACGTGTTTGATCGTCGGGCGAAAAATCGTCGGAAAAGCAATGGTGGGAAGCACCGTAAATCCGATGGACAAAGGGGGGAAAGAGTACAAGGACCTTTGGAAGGACTCGAATCCTATCGAGAGGAACGCGAATGGTAGAACCAGGAGCGGGTTGTACAGATTATTCATCCCTGCGTATGAATCCCTTGAAGGATTCTTTGACAAGTACGGGAACCCCGTAGTAAAAAACCCTCCAGAACCTGTAGATGGCCTCGACGGAGAAGACGTAACCATAGGAGCTAGAACTTATCTCAAAAACGAGCGCGAAGCCCTTAAAAACGACGCTTCTGAGCTCAACGAGGTAACTAGGCAGTTTCCCTTTACAGAGGATGAGGCCTTTCGTGATAGTATCGATGGTAGTCTCTTTAATATCGGAAAGATATATGAGCAGGTCCAGCACAATGAAGAGCTGTTCCCGAATCCTGTTGTTGTAGGTAACTTCCTATGGAAGAATGGAGAGAAAGATACGGAGGTTGTATTCAGCCCTGACCCCAATGGTAGGTTCAGGGTAGCATGGATGCCTCCTAAGGAGATCAGGAATCTCAAGAAGTTTGACAGAAACAAACGTATTGCGCCTAATGCAGAGCTGGGGGTAGGCGGGGTCGACTCCTACGACCTTGACGCCACCGTCGATGGACGGGGGTCGAAAGGAGCGCTACACCTGTACAACAAGTTTCACATGGAGCACCCATCGAACATGTTTGTTGTGGAGTATGCGTCCCGTCCGCCTTTGGCTAAGATCTTCTACGAAGACTGTTTGATGGCCGCTGTATTTTACGGGTACCCACTCTTAATTGAAAACAACAAGTACGGTATCGCAAGGTACTTTGAATCAAGAGGTTACGATGGGTATCTCATGGACAGGCCTAGGCACTTGGTTGCTGCCAACAGCTCCATGAAGTCAAAGACCAAAGGAATACCTTCTAACTCTCAGGACATCAT